TGCCGGTGAGGATAAAGATGCGGACAGAATCATTATTACCTTCAAAAACCTGATCAACGATTCCTACAGCCGGGATATATCTATGAAAATCCGCAGTCAGTTGGATGTGAAAAGAAAGAACGGCAAGTTCATCGGGAGCTTCGCCTGTTATGGGTATTGTAAAGACCCAAAGGACAATAACCATTTGATTATTGACCCGTTTGCTGCGGATATTGTTCGCCAGATTTTTGACTTGAAACTGTCCGGCTACAATTCTCAGCGTATAGCGGAAATGCTGAATGATATGGGCGTGCTTCCACCGGCTGAATATAAAAGAAGCAAGGGAATGAATTATGATTGTGGGTTCAAAGCCGGAAATAATCCAAAATGGGCGGTAGTGTCTATCAATCGTATTTTAACAAATGAAATCTACACTGGAACGATGGTGCAGGGGTTAAACAGCAAAATCAATTACAAGATAAAACAGAGCAGACCTGTACCAAAGGAGGACTGGATTAGAGTATCTGGAACGCATGAACCTATTGTCAGTCGTGAAACCTTTGATAAAGTACAGAGATTACTGCTTGTTGATACAAGAACTTCTCCGGAAGAATTGTAGCGGCGCGAATTCTGCATCACGTCTGGTGCGCACTCGATGTCATGTAATTTTTAGCAAAAACGCCCCGGCAACGCTTGGCTGCCGGGGCTTCTTTTTTGTCGTATAACCCGCCTCCGTGAAAGCGGCATTTGCCGGGCCTCCGCTGCGGAAGCTCAAAGCGGGGGCCGCGATTCATCCGTCATGATACGTAGCATGAACCGTCCTCGCGGCGCATTTTGATGTGCGGCGTCAGCTGCTGCTGCGCCGCGTCATGTGTCGCCTTCCTCGTCCTCGTCGCCGTCGTTGGTGACGGTTTCGGGCTTCGTCTCGCCCTCCCGGTCGGTCGCCTTTACCCCGATCGCAGCCTGGTCGATCTCGCCATCAGCGGGCATTTGCCCAGTTGTCATGTACTGATAGGCCCCGATCAGCTTCTGACGCTCCGGCAGCTCGATGACCTGCTCATATAGCGCCATAGCCGTCAGCGTACCCAGCACGGCGTTGAGGGCGGTAATGGCCACAATCTGCACGGTGAACGCCTGCTCGCCGACGAACACCTGCGCCAGCAGCATGATCGTGAAGCAGACGATATACACCAGGAAGCGCGTGGGCACCCTCCAGACGCGATCCAGCGGCAGCTTCAGCATCTGGACGATAATCACCGTCAGGCCGACAGCGCCGGAGAACGTGCCAAGCAGGCCCCAGTCAAGGAATGTGAGCATACCCATGGAACCACCTCGTTTCTTTATTTTGCCCGGTAATGAACCCATGGCGTTACAGCATGGTCAATAACCCCCCCCCGCTTGATTTCGGGCAGTTGCAGACGCTGCGCTGCCGTCTGCGCGATGCCCTCGGATAACTCGATGCCGGTGGCGGAATACCCTTCCAGGCGTGCCGCTTCAAGGGTCGTGCCGGAGCCTGTGAAGGGGTCGAGGATCGCGCCGCCAGGCACGCACAGCTGCACCAGCTCGCGCATCAGCTGGAGGGGCTTCTGCGTTTGGTGAACGCGTTCGTCGCCGACCACGTTATTGTATTGGTAGAAACCGCGCAGGCAAGGAACGCCGCGTTCGACCGGCAGCGCCCCGAACGATCCCCATACGATGAATTCGCATTCCTGCTTGTATCGGCCCATTTGTGGCCTGCTGTTAGGCTTGTTCCAGACGCAGATGCCGCGATAAATCCAGCCGCCGCGCTGCATGGCCTCGGTGAGCGATGCGACCTGCCGCCAGTCGGCGAACATGACGCACACAGCGCCGGGCTTGCAGACACGGCGGGCGGCCTCCAGCAGGTCGGCCATGAAGCCGATCCACGTGCGCTGATCCATCGCGTCACCCTCGAAGTCGGGCAGCACCGCCTGCCCTTTGCGGCTTGTATACTTGGATGCCGTCGTGCGCTGCCTGTCTGATAGGGTCATGCCACCGGACGCATACGGCGGGTCGGTCACTACCGCATCGTACATGTTGCGTTTGAGCAAGCGCATGACGTGCAGCGCGTTCCCTTGGTACAGTTCAACCATAGCCCCACCTCGCCGTGCGAATTGCTTGACATAATCCTACCGCTTGATGTACTTTTCGGATACCCAACAGATGGCCCCGTTATAGAGCACGGGCACCCAGCCCGTCGTGTCAGGCAGGGGCAGCACATCGCCCTTTTTCACGGTGGTGGCGATGGCGTACTGCGTGCCAGCGCCCACGCGCACGTTGAGCGTGGAGCCGGTCACGGTCACGCCGCTGCCGGGCACGGGCATCTCCTCGGCGTCGTTCTCGGTTTCTTCCGGCCCCTGGATCGCGTCAACCAGCGCGGTGTGGGTCAGCGGGCCGTAGATGCCGTCCGTCACCAGCTCATGGTCGCCCTGGAAAGCCTTGACGGCCGCCAGCGTTTTGGCACCAAAGATGCCGTCCGCCGCGCCGCAAGCGTAGTTGAGGGATGCCAAGGCGAGCTGAAGCTGGCGCACATCCTCGCCGGTGGTGCCCTTGCGCAGCGTGCGCTCGCCCAGGAGGGCGTAGACATCGGCCGGGGCCGTCGCGTCGGCTTCGCCCACGTACTCCATGCCCGGCTGCTTGAACCAATGCGTGAACCCGCGCCCGGCTACCTTGCCGCGCACGACGCCCGCGGCGAACCCCTTGGCCTCGACCACTTCGCCGCCGCCGATGTACACGCCGACATGGCCGGATTTCCAAAGGATCAGGCCGGGGATTTCCGGCAGCGTGGCGATCGTCCCCTTCTCCTTGGCCGCGTCGCGCATACCATTCGCGCCGTAGTCCTTGCACCCATTCGATCCATAGGACTGCTTGCCGGTGGCCTCGTCCGTCCACATGTAGCCCTTGATCAGGCCAATGCAGTCGGCGCACTTGTCCTTGTTCGCGATGTCCTTCTCATAGCGCGCCCGCCGCGCCGCCGTGTAGTGGGACGGGTATTGCGTCGTTTTGCGATCCAGCAGGGACTTGGTGCAGTCGTAGCAGCACGTCCCGTACCAGTAGCGCCTGCCCACCCAGGACAGCGCCCACCTGACCAGCCCGATGTTCGTCTTGTTCGCCATGGCTTCCTCCTCCATTTCTATACGTCCGATGACGGTGCCGGGGTAATAAAAAGCGAGGATGTCCTCGCAAGAAACCCCTATGCTGGCGGCATACTCCGCGCCGACCTGGGAAAGCCCGACGCCGTGGCTTGCCTTGATGTTCTTCCCCTCTCGCGCGGCCACATCCCACGGGTCGGGGCGGTTCAGGTAGTAGGGCAGCTTGGCCGACCAGACTTGATCCGTCCGTTTGGTTTCGCCGCCGTTGGAATTGCTGTAGTAGGCCCGGATGACCTCGCCGCCGTAGGTCAGCACCATGCCCCCGGTGTCCTGGATGGCCTGCGCGCTGCGCGGGCTGCCTTCAGCACGGCTGGAGCGGTACGCCTGATAGTTGGCGGTATCGTCCATCACGGTGCCGTCCAGGTGCTTCCTGGCCGCGAACGTGCGCGCTGCGATCGCCTGCGCCTTCAGCGCCTCGACCGGCGTGCGGCTTTCATACACTTCAGCGGGAACCACGCCGCGCAGGTACTCCTCCAGGTCGATCGTGACCGGCGTCCCCGCCTTCACGCCATACTTGTCCAGGTTTTCCGCGCGGGTCATCTTGACTTGAATCTTCATGTGCGCCCCCTATTCCGGCCTGCGGGGCCATTGGATGTTCCAGGGGAAACCGGGCTGCTGCGGCACATCCCGCAGCGCCTGCCGATACGCGGCCCACGCGCCGTGGTACACGTTGCCCAGCGCGTCGAAAAGGTCTTTGACTACCGCCAGCACAGTGGTGGTCGTGACCTTCTCGGGCAGCTCCAGCTTCAAGGCCCGGTCAAAGGTCATTTCCGCATCGCTGGCCGCAAGCAGCTGGTCGCGTTCGTGCCGCACCTCGGCGGCCTTGGCGGCCGTTTCGGCGGCGATGATGTGATCGAGCCACGCGCCGGTGTTCGACGCCACGCGATCGGCCAGGTTGTCGGTGTACTGGGTCACAAGGCTGTACCGGTCGAAGTCAAAGGCCGTCTGGCCCTCCTCGGTCGTGCGCTCGCTGACGAACATACATAGCGACACGCGGGCGAGGCCATCCTCCAGCTGTTCAATGGTGATCGCTTCCGGCCTTGTATTGCTGGTATCCTTCAAAATTACCCCTCCTTTGATCTCACATTTCTATCGGTATCCCTTCTTCCTCGGCCGTTTTGAGCCAGGAATCAAAGCGCAGGCGGATGTCCTCCTCCATCCCGTCGAACGGCACGATCCCGGTCAGTTTGAACCCGTCGATGTCGTACTCCTTGAAACCGTCATCGATCGGATAAACCGTCACCCTGTAGAGCGATACGTTTACGCGGCCCGGATACTCGCTTGGCTCTATCAGGTAGTGGGCGTGGATGGTCGGTTTTGGCGCTGGGCGCATCACTTGGCACCCGCCCCAGCCGTCTGGCTTGTCCGCCTGCCGATCTCCCGCTTGACCGCATCCACGTCGATGCAGGGCGTGATGTAGCGTTCGGTGAACCGCTTGTGGTTGCAATGCTTGGCCCACCCGATCCGCGACATAACGCTTTGCAGGCATTGGAGCGGCACCTCCCGGCCTTGCCGCTTCAGCTTGTCGATTTTCCGCGCCTGCCTCCGGCATCCCAGGAAGATGTTGTCGCGCAAAACGGTCACAGTCCGGTATTTAGCCTTCACATGCTGTCACCCTCATTCTGTAGAATTTGTAGCCGCCCATATCGACCGGGTACGTGCCCGCCCGGCATTTGCGCTTGCCTTCGCCGTCCACGTTCAGCTCGCCGATCTCCTTGATCTCCCAGGCCCCTTTAACCGACAGCCCTAGCTCATTTTGCAGGTATGCGATGATGGCGCGCACGGCCTTTTCCAGGTCGCGCTTGCTGCTGCCGATCAGCAGCATATCGTCCGCGTAGCGGACGTAATGCTTGACAAAAGCCACGCGCTTTCCGCGCCGCAGCTTGTACAAGCCTTGCATGATGTAGTGATCAAGCCCTTGCAGGTGGTAGTTTGCAAACCACGGGCTTGTGTAGAATCCAACCGCCAATCCCGGCCCGGACGTGTCCAGTATCCTGCGGATCAGGTTCAAAATGGGCCGGTCGGCGATGACGCGCTCCAGCTGCTGCATGAGAAGATCGACGTTTATGTTTTCGTAGAACTTGCGGATGTCGAGCTTTACGAAAAACTTCACATCAGGCTCGCGTATCCATTTTTGAATGGACTTTCTGACCAGCTTCAGCCCGCGTCCCGGCAGGCTGCCGCAGCAGTATGCGTACATACCGCGCGTGAGGGCGGGCATGATTGTGTTGATCAGCGCCCAGTGTACGATGTGATCGTCGAGCGTCGCTTTGGCGATGTGCCGGATTTTCCCGTTGGGCATCCGGCGCGTGGAGCGCTCGGGCGGGTGCAGCTGCCACTCTCCGTTTTTGACCTTGCTGGACAGCTCCGCCGCGTACTTGCGCACCTTCTCCGGCGCGACCTGATCGCTGTACGCCTTTTGCGCGCCCCTTTTGTTGGCTGCTGTGCTTGCGGCAATTTCAAGACACAGCAGCTTTCTGATGACGTAGTTCTTGCGTTTGCCCTTTATGCCGTCGTAGATCGCGGCAATGAAGCAGGACAAAGTGCAAAATGTATCCCAAAGGTTTTTAAGCCTTTTCATAGCTTTTTATCCTCACGGCTCCCATACAAGCCCGCCGCGCGATTGCCCACGCGTTGTGCTTGCTTTCGAGGCGCGATGCCCTACCAAGCCGCTCCAGTCGGATGATTTCAGTCTTTCGACCACGGAAAAGGACACGCCGGACAAAACGATGTGTATACGAAACCATCGGCGGGGTCGGCTTTCGCGTCCCGCCGATGGATGACCGGTGAGGTGGATAAAATGCCCCGCGCCATAGTTCGCGTTCGCGTAGGAGGGCTCGTAGTACGCGGTGCGGTACCAAGGCCCCGCGTTGGAACCGTGGTTCCAGTTGCCGCCCACACGCACGGCGCGCACCACGAACGAGTTGACGAGGGACGCGTAATCCGCGAAGAAGGTGCTGGCCGATGCGCCCGCCGTAAGGGTCGGATTCCATATTTCGGGATGATCCGGGTCGGGCGTCATGGCCTTGATATAGCCGTCCACATAACGGTCGGGCGGCGTCTCGGTGGCGAGCTGCACCCAGCCCTTGTCGGTCAGCGCCGTGGCGGTGGAGGGGTTGGCGATGGCCAGGCCCATGTAGGCGTCGAGCTTCGGCAGGTAGTACCACTGGAGCTTGAAGGTGTCGGCGGCGACCTCGACGCGCACGTCCATCAAGTCCTGGCAGGTCATCATGTGGTTGCCCCAGGGGTTTTCACGCCAGCGGTAACGGCACGGGAATTTGCCATCGGTGTTGCTGCCAGGCGATCCGCTTGGGGTCAGCACGCCCTCGCCCGCGCCGGTATTGTATGGCCGGTTGCTGATGGTCGGCGCGCTGATCGTCGTGATGTCCTTCGCGCCGGGGTAGGGCGTCAGGGTGACCTTTCGGTGCGTGCCGGAGGGATTCGCCGATCCGTCTGCGTTGCACGGTTCGATGCTGTCGATCGTGTGGGACGCCTTCACGGCGTCGCTGTAGGTCGTGTTGATGTACACATTTTGCCCTGCGCGGTAATTCCCGCCAATGGCCTCCGTCAGGACGATGTGGGTGGCGTCCAGCACGCTGGCAATGGGCGTATCTGCCGTGTAGGAACCGGACGTGAACCCGGCCATGACGCTTTGCAGGTGCGTGGTGGCGAATTCGACCATGGCCAGCAGCGTCTCGTAATGGGACGCGGCGATCGGCAGCATGGACGCGTATGCGCCCGCGTCGCCTTTGTAGCTGCGGCAGCTCGTCCATAAGCCCGCCCAGTGTCCGCATTCGTTGCGGAGGCCGGGGAGGCTCACGGCGCGGCTCTGCGCGTCCAGCGCAAGGGCATAGCAGGGGAGGTCGACATACTCCAGTTCGTTGCCGTCCTCATCGATGAATAGCGGATGCAGGCTCCAGCCCGTGTGCGGGTATGCCGATACGCCCACGATCCCGGCCGCCATGTCCTGGTAGTAGTAGGTTTTGTGGCAGCGCACGGCCACATAGTCGCCGATCGATCCGTCCTCGGTGTAGTCGGCGTCGCCGTGCCACGCGGCGGGCGTGATGTAGGTCTTGCCGTCCGCGACCGTGACGTTGCCGACGAACTTGCGGCGGTTGAACGGTGCCAGGTTGTCAAAGTCATTGACGGCCGTGGCGCTGTCCGTACCGACGCCCGCCACCAGTCCCTTGGCGTCCCAAAGGCGCTTTAGGGTAGGCGAACTGCCGCCCACGCCCGATACGCCATACTTCGGGGCCTCGATCGATCCGATGTACTCGCCGGGGATTTTGCCCTGCGCGTCCAGCGGGCAGATGCCGTTGGCAAGCCCCTTTTGGGCATTGATCGCGGCAGGGATGCCAGCGATCGCGGCGTTGACGTTGGCCAGCGCGGTGGTCACCTGCGTGAGCACGACGGCCAGCTGGCTGGTGGCCTGGTCGGTGAACGTGCCGTCCGGGGTGATGCTTTCCTGGACGCTGATGGACAGCACCACGGAATTCAGCACCTGCGCGGTCGGGCCGCTGCCCTTGTAGAGGCGCACCTGCGCCTGCACTTCGCCCTTGCGGGCAAGCGGGGCGGTCGGGATCGTGGTCACAAACGAGCCGCTGTCCGTGCGGATCGTGGACATCTCGTCGGTGGTTGTCGGGGTGTCCGTCGCGTCCCTGTAGGCGTAGGTCACGGAAGCGGTGCAGCCCAGGGTGTCGATGTCCTCGAAAAGTTGCCCGTTCCATTGCTTCAGCACCAGCTCCAGCTGGCGGCTGTTGGCGTCGCCGCGCTGTGCGAACATGACAGCGCCCGGCTTCTTGTGGGTAAACATGACTTCGATGCGGTTGGTGATCATGCAAAAAACCTCCTTTATCAGTAGTCGCCGCCGCCCTGCGAGCGGGCGAAGGTCATCACGAACACGGCCGCCTCGATGCGGGTCAGGCCGTTGGCATTACCCGATCCGGGCTTCGGTGTGATGGTGATCGTATGCCACATACCGCGCACAATTTTGCCGCCCTCGTCCTTGGACAGGTACGGCGTCAAGTCCAGTTCATTGCCCACGATCGCGGCAGCGGGCACGGCTGTGCCGTCCACGTGGATCGTGATGCCGTCAGCCATCGGGCCGTCGTATATGCCCGGTATCAGGTTGTGGGTGTGATTGTCGATCGTGAGGCTGTGGGTGTGGTCGCTGATCGTGACGCCATGCGAGTGTTCAGGGATCGTGACGTTGTGGCTGTGGTCGTTGATCGACACGGTGTGGGTGTGGCTCGGCACGCTGATTTGCAGCGACGGGATCGTGATGTTGGCCACGCCGGTGTGGAAGTGGTGCATGTAGTGGGTATGCCCGGCGACCGTATGCGTGTGGTTGTCCACGGTGTGGGTATGCAGCAGGGTGTGGGTGTGCCCCATGGCGTGATCGTGATCGCCCACGCTGCTGGTGCCCGGTGACGCGGAATCCGTGTAGCCCGTCCCTGCCGATGAAGTATAGCCATTGTTGGAGCCGGTCGTGCCGCTGATGCTGATGGTTTTCTGCGCATAGTCGTTTACGCCGCCCGTGTTGGTGCTGGTGCCGGGGTTGGCAATGGGATGGGTGTGCCCCCACGCGAGGGTGTAGGAATCGGAAAAGCTGTGAGTGTGGTTGTTGAGAAGGTGAACGTGGCTCGGCCCGCCGTGGCTATGACTGTTCACCGTGTGGCTGTGCCCTCCAGCTTCGCCCGTGCGCAGGATGCTGACGCCGCTGGTGGTGTAGTTGGAGGCCCCGCTGGTGGTCTGGCCGCCGTTGCTGCCGGAGGTTTGGGCGTCGTTTGCATCGGTGTTCGACATGCCCGCGCCGGTGTCGGAGCGCAGCGGCCCCTCCACCGCCAGCGCGTTGGTGACCACCTTTTGCTCGGTGGTGACGGTTGTCGAGCCTCCCGAACTGCTGGTGCGGGTGCCGCCTCCGCCCTCGGATGACGTTTGCGTGCTGCCGCCGCCGCTGCTGGTCGTGCTTGTGGTGCCGCCGCCGCTGCTGGTCGTGCTTGTAGTGCCGCCACCTGCCGCCGCTCCTTGACTGTAGGAGCGGAAGGGAAGCAGCGTATACTTCAGGCGCAGCTTGTTGATGCGGACGCACTCGGCGGGGATTTCCAGCGACATGGTGGCCGGGTGATCCTTGTCGGCGTTGTCGGCATAGCTGGTTTGGTAGACGCAGGTGCTGCCCTGGGCGTATAGGTCGTTGATGGCCGCGCGACCGGCCAGCGCGGCGATGGTATCGGCCACCGTGCGCGAGCGGTTGGCGATGGTCACGGTGATGTCGCCCGGTGATCCGCGCACGTCCTTCTTGGTGATCTCGATCACGCGGGCATTCACGACGATGCCGTGCTCCTGGTCGTTCACGCGCACCAGCTTGCCGGGCATGAAGCGGTCGAACGGCTCGCCGGTGAGCGGGTACAGGTCAACGGCCTGCACCTTGTAGCTGATATACGGGTTTTTGCGCTCCTCCAGGATCGCCTGCGCCCTGGCCTTCAGGGATTCGGCGATTTCAAAGCGCCCGTCCACCCATATGCTTTTGCGTAGGCCCCACACGCCCTGCGTGTCGGCGTCCAGGTAGGGGATGCCCCCGTTCACGTCCTTGATCGTGAGCTGGTTGACGCCCTCACCATACCCTAATGCGTACAGCCGGGTGACCAGCTCCGTGGCGTCGATGCTTTTCCGCACCTCGGTCATGTTCCGGGTGTACCGCATTTCGCAGCCGACGCCGGATTCGGGCGCGACCAGGTTCAGCGTCCACGGACGGGCCGTGGTGTCGAATGTCCAGATGTAATCAACGTCAAACGACTTCGGGACGGACAGCAGCGCCCGCAGCAGCGTCTCGTTCTCCCAGTTGTACTGGAATTGCCTGTTGAAGGCGCAGGTGCCCAGCTGCCAGCGCACGACCGCCTGCCGGGCCAGGACGTACTCAATGCACGCCTGCGTCCGCTGGTTGTAGCCGCCTATCTCATGGTATTGAAAAAGCACATCATCCATCAGGTAGGCGGCGACGTGCTCCAGGTTGTAGGTGATCGTGCCGCCCGTGGCGGTGTAGACGCCCTCCGGGCTGCTGATGATGCGGAAAAGCTCGATGCGCGTGCCGTTGTCGAAGATTTCGACCTCATTCCCCATTTGGCACAGGTCGTTCGCGGGATCGTCAGACGGCAGCGTGATCTTGGCGGAGTGCAGCGGCGCGTCCTTCAGGGTGTACTGCACGCGGGCATTTTGGAGGATGCCCAGCAGCACGCCGTTGCGGTCGTATACCTTGCTGTAATCCATTACAACCACCTGCCCCGTGCGGTCAGCTTCAGCGCGCTGGCTGCCGATGACCTGGCGGATATGGTATTGCTGCCCGCCTGTGCCTCAAAGGGGACTTTGCTCGACGCCGCCAGGTATCGCATACCGGCCGCGCCGTTGTGGGTGATCGCCATCACCTCTCCGGCCTCCAGGTCGTAGCTGATGATGGCCTTTTGCCCGGACGCCAGGCTCATGCCCTCCAGGCGGATGGTTTTGCCGCCCAGGGTCAGCTGCGCCCAGGTCAGCGCGGCGCTGGCCGTCAGCTCCATGGCCAGGGGCGCGGGTTGGTTGCCCTTCAGGGTCAGGCTGACGTTCTTGGCCGTATCCGCCGCAAGCGTCGTTTCGGCCACGTCCTCCACCGTCGCGTAGGTGAACGGCTGAACGGAAAACACGATGTGAATGCAGCCGTTGCCCCATTCGTCGGTGGAGATGGTCAGCTCCTGCTCGATCTCGGCCATGTAGAAGCGGTCGGGGGCTGCGTCCAGGATCAGGCGTTTCCTGCCTCCGGGACACAGCCACGCCGCGATGGCCGTCTTGCGCGTCAGCATGTCGGCGTAGCTGATGACCTCGCCGGTGCTGGAAAGAAGGTACAGCATCCCGGTCAGCGCCTGCTCGCCCCGGAAGGTGCCAGGGTATCGGATCGTGCCGTGCCGCCCTGGGATGCTGTGTTTGTTGATGGTGGGGGCGGGCGCTACCGGCCAGGATTCGACCACGAACGCCGCGTTGTGGGCATCGCAATGGATGCCGTTAAAAGCGAATTCCTCACGCAAGCACAAGGCCCTCCCCTCTCATGTTTTCGACCACATCGTCGTACACTTGCCTGGATATGCGGTCGATGTCGCTGTCATCGCGCACCGTCATATCCCCGTAGAAATGGAAATGGAAGCCGCCGCCATCGCTGCCCACGCCGCTTGACGTGTGCGGTTTAGATGTCACGTTCCCACCGTCAAGGTCTAGGTTCCAGGCGTCCTCCAGGTCGTGCGCAAGCGCAACGATGGAGGAAATGGCCGCGTCCCTGTTTTTGTCAGCCCCCAGTCCTACCGCGTCGGGTATGGCTTCGCCGATGTCCGAAAAGACGCGCGGCGGGCTGTGCATATCCAGGGCGGCCTTGAACGCCGCCACGGCGCTGTTGGCCAGGCTGCGCATTCTGCTGTTCAGGGCGCTGCCCATGCTGCCCGCGCCGTTGATCACGCCCTGGATCATCGCGCGCCCGATCCCGCTGCCCGCGCCCTCGGTCATGATGCCGGAAATGGCGTTGACGCCCTGCGTCCCCAGGCTGCGGATCGTGTTGTATAGGGTGCTGCCCATGCTCTGCGCCCCGGTGGAGATGGCCCGCACAAAGTTGATACCGATGTTCTGGCCGGTCTGTACGGACATGGTGTTCAGCGCCTGGGTAACAGCCGCATCGCTGACGGTCTGCACCGCGCTGGTTACCTCGTTCTGCGTGGCCAGCGTGCCCGTGGCCATGCCCTGCACGCCGTTCTTGGACAGTTCCTCCATGAGGCCGGGCAGCGGTTCCAGGGTGTCGGTTATGGTATCGCTCACGCCCTGGGAGGCTTTTTTGACCTCGCCGGTGTCGCCTTGCCCTTCGGCTACAGCGCCGACCGCTTCTTCGCCGACCGCCTTGGCATCGGCCAGGGTGTTCACCTTGTCCTGCGCGCCGCTGGCCACTTCGGCCACCTTGTTGGCTGCGGCCTCCAGGATGGGGATGCCGCTTTCCAGGCCGGTCTGGATCGAGCCGGGCAAGGATGCGCCAAGCGCCGCCACGGCCGCTTGTACTTCGGTGTTCGCGCCGTCGATCAGGTCATAGGCGGCCTGCGCCACCTGCGGTTCGCTCGTATACAGCGCGTTCTTGAAAACGTCGCCGTACCCCGCGCCGATCAGGACGGCGGCGGCTTTCGCGCGCTCGCCTTCGGTTAGGGTTTTGTCTGCCAGGATGCCGAACAGGCCCACGACCGCATTGTTGCCCAGCCATGCGGCGTCCGTGAATGCGCCGTCGATACCCTCGGACAGGGCGACGCCCCACGCTTGCATTGCAATAGTGAGCTGGTCGGCGGTGAGCATAGGCGCGGATAGCGCATCCATCAGCGCGTAGCCGCTGTATTGCATCTGCTCGCCCTGGGCGTCGATGACCGTGTAAACCTTGTCGAACATGGCGTGGACGCGGGCTTCCAGCTCCTTATCCACTTCGATGCCGAAAAGCGCGCGCGCGCCGTCCACGATAGTGTTGGTGAGCGCACCGGCTACGCCTTCCGCGATGCCGGTCAAAACGTCGATGGCAAGATTGCCCGCGAGCTGCACGGCGTCGATCCCCAGGTGGAGGATGCCCTGTGCGATACCCTCACATATGGAGTCGCCCAGCTGCATCAGCTTTACCCAGTTCGCAGGTGTGAGGATCGCCTCGACCAACCCGCTGATAAGGCCGCTTGCTGCATCTCCCAGGGCGGATACGGCCGCCACAATGCCGTCGCCGATTTTTTCAACCAGCGGCCCGACGCCTTCAATGGTGGCGGGCAGGTTGTCCAGGATGCCACTGATCAGCTTTTTGGCGATGTTCCCCAGGCTGTCGCCTATGCCGTTCCAGTCGATTGCAGCAATGCCTTCCGCGATGGAGGAGGCGATGCTGGTCAGGGATGCGGTGACAGTCGGGATCGCGGTCACCAGGTTGTCGAGCAGGCCGGTGGCGATCTGCCCGAACGTATCGACCATGCTGGCCCAGTCAACCTTGGCGATGCCTTCCACCAGCGCCTTGGCCAGGTCTGCGGCGGCGGTGTAGATGCTCGCCGAAACGGCCGTGATCTGCGCGCCGATGTCTGTCACGACGGTGCCCGCCGTGTCGAAAATGGTGGCCCAGTCGATCTCGGAAATGCCCTTGATCAGGGCCTTGCCGATGTCCGTGGCCGCGCTGACGATGTTGGTGGCCACGCCGCCCAGCACGCCCGCAATGTTGGTTATGACGGTGCCCGCCGTGTCGAAAACGGTGGCCCAGTCGATCTCGGAAATGCCCTTGATCAGGGCCTTGCCGATGTCCGTGGCCGCGCTGACGATGTTGGTGGCCACGCCGCCCAGCACGCCCGCAATGCTCGTCACGACGTCACCTGCCGTCGTGAATAGCCCTTCGATGAAGCCCGATTCCGTGAATTTGCCGATCAGCGTGGTGATGATGGTGGAGGCGCAGCTGACGATGTTGCTGGCCGCCGTTCCGATCCCGTCTGCGATGGCGGTCACGATGCCGCCCAGGCCGGTGATCGTCGTTTCAAGGAATCCACTGTCCGTCAGCTGTCCGATCAGGTCGCCCAGCAGGGTGGCGGCTGTGGTTTTCCACGCGCCCAGGTTGCTGGTGATCTTGCCCGCGATCGTGGTCACGACGCTTGTTATGGCCGTGACCTTCGCCTTTGCCTCCTCGCTGCCCAGGGCCGTGCCCAGGGCGTTGAGCATTTCGCCCGCCTTGGTGATCAGCGTTTCCTTGGCCGCGCTGATCTTCTCCATGATGGTACTGCCCACGCCGGACAGATTGCCCAGGAAGCCCTGCACGGCATCGCTGCGGTACGCGTCGCCCAGCCAGGTCATCACCGTTTGGGCCTTGCTGACCACCGTTTCCTTGGCCGCCGTCAGGCCGTTCAGGATCGCATTCTTGACGGCGGGCAGCTTATCCACGACGTAGCTTTTGGCGGTCTGATAGGCGTCGCCCAGGTTGCCAAGCCAGGTCTGCACCTTCGGCAGCAGCCACTCCTTGGCCATGGCCAGGCCCTCGGCGATCTTCTCGCGCACGGCCTCCGCGCCGCGCCGGGCAAGGTCTGCGCCGTTTTGCAGCAGGTCGTGGAGCATTTCGCCCAGCCCCTGCAGCACGCCTAGCACGCCGCCCTCGCTGTAGTCCTCGGCGATCTTGGAGGCCACGCCGGACAGCGCCGTGCGGAACGTTTCAAAGTGCGCCTGTGCGCTTTGGGCGAAGTTGATGGCCGTGGTTTTTACGAACGCGAACGCGTTGTTGATACGGTTTAACACGCCTTCAGCACGCGTGGCCACGTCAGCGCCAAACGCTGCCGCCAGCGCCTGCTTTAGGGATTCGGCCACGCCTTCGCCGTCGATCAGCCCGCCGATGAACGCGCCGACGCCGGAAGCCACGGCCTCCACGTGCGCCTTTGCGGTTTTGAACCCGTTCTGGATGGCGGACAGTACGCGGGTTACATTGCCCGCTACCTTGGGGCCGAACGCCGCCTCTAACCCCTTTTGGGCTGCGTTGATGACGCCCTGCCCGGATTGCATGGCGGCCGTGAAAGCGGTGTACCCGGATTTCATGCCATCCATCCAGGCGGGGATACTGTCCTTTATGTGCTTCACAGCGGCCTGCAAGCGGTCGCTGTGCTTGTATACAAGCGCGAAGCCGCCGCCAATCAAGGCCAAAAGCGGGATCACGCCGGAGAATGCACTGATCAGCTTGCCGCCGACCAGCAGCACGGGGCCGATGGCCGCCGCGATGCCGCCAACGGTCACGATCAGCTTCTTGGTGCCGTCATCCAGGCCCGCGATCCACTTTACGCCCTTCGTCGCCCAGTCGATGGCCTTGCTGATGATGGGCATCAGGACGTTTCCGAACTGCGTGGCCACGTTGCCCACCGCATTCTTCAGCATGGTGAGCTTGGATTCTACCGTGGCATACCGCTGCGCGGCCTCGGCGGCCAGTGCGCTGTTCTCCTCCCAGGCGGCGTTGGCCATGGTCACGGTATCGGTCAGCAGCTCGCCGGAACCCATGAGGCGCTTCAGCATGTCGGTGATCCGCACGTCGCTTAACCCGACTTCATCCAGCGCTTTGTTGACATCGCCGCCCGCGTCGCTGATCGCGCCCAGGCCCTTGGTGAACATCTGAAGGGCGGATATTGGATCGGCATTCCAGGCCGCCGCGAAGTCTTTGGAGGACACGCCCGCGATGCTGGCGAACTTCTTCAACTCTTTCCCGTTGCTGATCACGGCGCTGTCCATGTCGGACAGGACGCGGGACATGGCGCTGCCGCCCGCCTCCGCATTGATGCCCAGGGACGTGAGCGTCGCGCCCAGGCCCGCGATCTGCGCATCCGTCAGGCCCACGATGGAGCCGGAACCGGCCAGGCGGTGCATCATCTCGGCGATGTCTCTTTCGGTCGTCGCTGTATTGTTGCCCAGCTCCACGATGACGCTGCCCAGGTTGGAGATTTGCCCCATGTCCATGCCGGTGATGTTGGCGTACTGCGCGAACATGGCAGCAGCTTCTTCACCGGTCAGATTCGTGGCCACTTCAAGGTCGGCCATGACGCGGGTAAAGGATAGGATGTATTCCTCGGCAACGCCCAGCTGGCCCGCGTTTGCCGCGATGCCCGCCAGGCCCTCCTTGGATACCGGGATCGCCTCGGACATCGCATACAGCCCGTCGCTGATGCGCTTGAATCCCACCTCCACGTCGCCGCTGGTGATGTTTACAGTCTTTCGCACGTCGGCGAAGGCGGATTCCCAGTCAATGGCGGATTTCGCGATCGCGACGCCCACGCCCGCCAACGGTACGCTGACGCCCATGGTCAGGGCGCGGCCGACCGTAGCCAGGCCAGTGCCGATGCCGTCCACAAAGTCCGACATGCCGCCGCCCGTGGTGGCGAACTCGCCCATTTGGCTTTGCGCCATCTGCAAAGCGTTCCCAAACTTGCTGGTATCCAGGTCTAAATATGCAAGGATCGTACCCGCATCAATGGCCACGCTTTACACCTCCCCCGGCCACAAAGCACAAAAGTGGCGGCACGCTCCGCGCGTGCCGCCTTGTGGTTATTCTTGCTTGGTTTCCTTCAGCAGTTCGTCGACCAGGTCTGCGTTGGTTGTCCACTTCCCGCGCCGCGCCTGCTGCTTGTCTTTTTCATCGCGCTTGAACTTGGGCGTCTTGCGGCGCTCCATCATCTCGGCGATGTACATGCAAGCCTCGTCCATGCAGTAGGCCACATAGGGGTCGGTGATGTCCAAAAGATCACTCGGCCTCGTCCGCCACCGCTTCGCCGTCCTGACCAGGGTTATCACCTGCGGGCTTGAAAAGAAACGGTTCCACCGCCTTTACGCCGCTTTGGGCGTAGTTGAAGATGGCCCCGAACTGCTCCTCGGTCAACTCCAGCCCGGCCTCCTTGATCTCGGCGAGCTTCGGCTCGACCAGGGCGTCCTCCACCACGCGCTCCATCACGCGCAGCATGTCGGTGATGCTGGCGGTGGCACGGCTGGCCTGGCCCTCATACAGCTTTTGGGCAGCGGCCATCAGGGGGTTGGGGATCTTGCCTGCGGTGATCATGACGCGCAGGCTGCTGCGGCGCACGCGGCAGACAAACGGGGTTTCGGTGTCCCAGCCGCGCAGGGCGATAACGTCGGTGTGCTGGGCGATCTTCTTCAGGGAGGAAATGGCGGTGATCTTGTTATTGGTCATGGTAAACACTCCTTCGATATTTTTGTGTCACGCAATGCGCGCAAAGTTAGGAGGCCAGCAGCGTGGCGGCGGTGGCGTCGGACGCCGGGAGCGCGTCAAACTGCTTGATGTTGATGGGCTTCTCGTTCTTCTTGGCGCGCGACTTCAGGGCGTACTCGGGCGCGTAGAAGCCGCCGTCCTTGTGGGTGAACTTCACCGGCGTGCCGCGCGTGTGACGGAACCGGAAGCGGTGGTAGTGGAGCACTTCGCCGTCCACGTCCTTTTCTTCCGTCCAGATGTCGAGGGTCACCCGCTTGCGGGATACGGCCGTGCCCATCTCGGGGCCGTCGTAGGTGTAGCCGTCGCCGTCCGCCGTGTAGGTGCCACCGTCGAACACGGCGAACTGTTCCGGGTCGAACTGCACATCTTTCAAGTTGATATTGTAGCCCAGCACAATATCCTCGTAGTTGTTTTGTGCCAGGACGCGGTTTTTGCTCCGCAGGATTTCCTCCGTTCCCTCGGACACGTAAGGTTCGATGCCCGCCTCGGTGCCGGTCGTGCCGGTGATCAGCTGCGGCGTGGTTTCCTCGGTGATGATGTCCACCCGCGCAACGTTGGCCAGAATGCGTTCCATTGTCTCACTCCTTTAATGGTTTAAGTATTTGGTACTCGATTGATCGGCTGTGCGCCCGGTATTCTTCTTCGATCATGTCCGGGCTTTCGTGGCCAGTAGGGCGCAGCTGCCGGTGCAGCGGCGCAAGAAGCCGTTTCACCCTGGCGGCCAGGCCGGTCAGCTGGCCATAGGCGTCCAGGGGCACGTACACGTACACCTGCGCCAGTGTGTACCCCGTGAGGCGCGACTGGATCGACGCATAGGTGCCCATCTGGCGCACGACCACATACGGCGCTTTGCACTTGTCCGGGTGGTTGCCCGGATCATACACCAGCAGCCCGTCAGCCTTCAGCACGCTTCGGATACGTTCCACGCCGTCCATTCGCATCTCCTCATTTCAGCAGCCCGGACATGCCGCGCAGGATTTCGGGCGTCATTTTGTTGATTGTCGGCCACAGGATGGCATACTGGCCATCGCGCAGCAGCTCCAGGTATGGGCTGTAGTTCATGTTTCCGGCGATGCCGACGCGAAATGTTTCACCAACCCAGTCAGCTACCCCGGCCATGGTTTGGCGAGCCAGGCCCGTGCGGTCATGCCACGGCGCTTCGTCCTTGGCTACCTGCTCCAGCTTCGCGGCCGCAGCCCTGCCGTACTGTTCAACGGCAAACATGGTTTTCAGGCGTGCCTCGCTCATGCCGCGCAGCGCGCCCTGGATGTCAACCCGAAACGCCAAGCGCATCCCTCCTTTTTTCAGTCTTGCAGCGTCAGGATGTGGTACAGGCCGTCGATCGCCCGCACGTCCATAATGGTGTAGGCCGTGCCCTGGACGCGGATTTCGTCGCGCGCTTTGATTTCGCCGCAGTTATAGGCGAGCACGCCCTCGAAACGCGGTACGTCCATGCGCAGGATGATGCCAGGCACGTCGATCTTGATGGTGCTGCTGCTGCCCCTGCGGTAGCGCATCCCCAGGATGCAGCCCACCCGCTCGGGGTTGCCCATGGGCTGCCCGTTGGGATCGAGCGGGCGGCGGAACACAGGCGTCCAGCGCGCCCCTGCCTGTACAAGCGCGCCCACGATGCGCGCATGATCCCGGTTCTTGATGGTGTTCATTCCTCGCCCCTCCTCGGCTCGTCGGCCCGCAGCATTACGCCGGTGCGGCTCCGACGCTGGATCGCGGCGAGGCGCAGCCAGTACGCGCTGTTGTCCGGCAGCGTGATGCCGCTGGCCAGTGTGATCCCGCTGTTTTGGGCTTTGCGCAGCAGCACGTTGTAGGCGGCGTCTCTCACGTCATAGTCGGCCATCTCCAGGTAGATCAGCAGCTGCGCGTCGGTATAGTCGCGCGTGGACATTGGCAGCGCGCCGGGGCAAAGGTCGCAGCCGTCGCACGGGGCAGCGATGCCGCCCTCGTCGGTTTCCTCGGTCAGCACCTTCAGCTGGGCCAGCCGTTTTTCAATCTCTTGCGGCGTCAAGCGGCATCCCTCCCTTCGTCATTCGTCCAGCGCGGCAGGCACCCCGGCCTGCGAAGCGGCAGCGCACGCCTGGCGAATAAATGCCGCCACGGCCTCGTTCACCGCCTGCGCGTTGGCGGCCGCATAGGACGCGTCCAGCACCTCGACCTGAAGATTCAGGTACTTGCCGTCGCGGATGGAGGCGTTCAGCATCACCTTCTGCTGCTGGCCGTCCACGATGTCGCCGTGCAGCTGCGTGGTGGAGTAGTTGTTGGTGGTTACGCTCATGTGGCACCTCCTTTGTGGGCATGAATTCACCAGGCCGCCGCGCTGCACCGCGCCGATCGGCGCGGCCGCCACGGTGGCCTGGCATGTTGATTCAGTTGATCCGGGGCGTTTAGCCGATCGTGCAGGCGACCGCCGCGCCGCTGGTGCCGATGCACAGGCCGTTCTGATCCTTCAGGGCGACAATGTACTTGTGCCCGGCCGTCGCGGCGATCTCGGCGTCCAGCGTCAGCGCGGGGTAGGCGGAGGTGTCGGAGATGTCCGCGCCCAGCGCGATGGCAGCGGGGCTTGCGGCGATCACGTACACCAGCACGCCCATCTCGGTGCCCAGCTCGCCCAGGCGGCCGTTCACCGCCGTGAACTTGGTCTTGCCGCTGCCCCCGGCTTCGTTGGTGACGGTCAGGGCCAGCAGCGTGCCGCGATGCACAGCCAGCGCGCCCTTTTTCTTGCCCAGGACAAAGGCGTCGAAGTAGTTGCGGCCCTCGACCAGCTGGCCGTTGATGCCGGGCGGGTCGATGTGGGTCTTGTACTCGGCCAGCTTGTGCGGGGACGTGGTGGCCACGGGATGCACCATCAGCACGTCCACACCCTTGGGGAGGCGGCCCATGCCCTTGACGATGGCCACGCCGTCCACCTCGCCCAGCTGGCCGTTGATGCGCATGTTCTGTGCGATGTCCGACGCCTTGATGAAATTGTCATCCAGCTTCAGGAACTTGTAAAACGCCGTGCTGACATAGGCAATACGGCCAGCGGCGGGCACGCCTTCCTCGTCCATCTTGCCGTTCAGGTCAAGAATGGTTTCGTAGGCATTCGACGTGGTGACCACGCCGGTTTGCGTGAACTTCGCGCCCGCAGCCATGCGCGCCAGGCGGTAGCGGTCGATCTCGGGAACGATGACCTGCTCCATCTGCCGCTTCAGGGCCTTGCCCGCGTTCAGCGCCTGATCTTCTTCCGAATTGCCCTTATCCACCGTGAAGGTGAACGAGCGATCCTGGCCCATGGTCAGCTCCTGAACTTCGTCGCCCAGCTCCTCGGGCGTGCCGTAGCGGTTGCTGCCGGTGCGCTTGTAGTCGTTCATCCCCACGGTGGGGACGGAATGAACCTTCACGGTGCGGACGCCAACAAAGTCATAGTCCTTATTGACAGCCCTTTCCGTGATCGACGCGACCGCGAATACCTCGTCGATCTTGGCCGCGTGCTTATCCGCGTAATTGATAGCCATGGTGCCCCTCCTTTACCCTTCAAGCCCTTTTTCAAAGGGCGATTTTTGCGGCTCCCTTTGCCGCTGGAATGCGCCGGGGCTGCCGGTGCCCTGCGCGCCGCCCGCCAGTTCGGGCAGCTCGTCCAGCACGGCCTTCACCGCCGCGTCGATCTTGGCGGCCGCGTCCTCGGCGGCGGAGTCGATGCCGGACAGGTCGGCCAGCCGCAGCGCGTGCTTCATGCGTTCCGGCCTGACGCCCAGCTTCAGGGCGGCGGCCTCGGCCATGCTGCCCAGCAGCCGCTGTTCGGCGGCTTCCAGCTTCTTGGCCAGCTCGGCGGAGGGATCGGGCGGCGTGGCCTCGGCCTCCGCTTCTTCCTTCGCCTTGGCGGCTTCGGCTTCCGTGCCGGTTCCCTCGCCCGTCAGATTCTCCTGGGCAGCGGTTTCAGCCGCTGCTTCATGGGCTTGCGCTTGCGCGGGCGCATTTTCCTGCGCTTGGGCTTCAGCGGCGGCGGTTCCGGCAGCCCCGAAGGTATCAACGGCGGCGGTGGCGGTGTTTTCGTTTTCATTCATTGCGTTGTCTCCTCTCCCATATTTTTGCATTCAAAAAGCGCCCCCTGAAGGGCGCTAGTTGTCGGTGGGGGTCAGTAGATCGCGGCGGGGTCAGATTTGACCGGCACAAGCGTGCCCGCAGGCACGCCTTCAACCAGGCAGCGTTCGTACAGCTCGATCTGGAATTCCGGGTCGGCCATCTCGGGCGGCAGCTCCATCAGCGGCAGCAGCTGATCGTCCCCAAAGCGATCCACGTATCGCATGGACACATCAAAAAGCCGCTTTTCTTGCTCGGTCATCTCGGTGCGCATTATGTCCCACCTCCTTCCAGCTTCTTGATGGTCTGCACAAATTGATCGTATGCCGTGGGGAAGTATTCGCGCATGACCTCCAGGCGCTCACCCTTCATCATCTGCGCCTCGAACATTTCGGCGACAGCTTCAACCTTGGGGGACATCCGCTTCCAGTAATCTGCGGAGTGCCCCCAGCCGTTGGTCAGCCGGTTGTTCGTGAGGCCGCCGACTATATCGGATATGTTGGATTTAAGATCGCGGTCGGTATAGAGGTCTTGGGTCAGAACGTGCTTTTGTGTAACGCTTAGACGGGCCAGGGATGTGATCGGTTTCTCCCCGGCAGCATCCAGCAGCTTGTTCGCGCGGGCCAGGTAGTCGGATTCCAGGGTCGCGTCGAAGTCGCCCAGCGCGTCTTGCAGTCGCGTGCCGTCGAAGGCTTGCCAGTCGAAAAGGTGGCCGGTTTCATGGAAGAAGGTCGTGGTGGCCTTGCTCTGCTTCAGCCGCTTATCCTCGCCGCGCGGCTTGCTGATGTCCATGGTGATCCGTTTGGTGGTCGGCTGATAATGCGCGCCAACGGTGCGATTGTAGAAGTCACCGCGCACCAGGTCGCCATGCCGCTGCCAGAACCGCAGCTCCTCGTCGGTCGCGTTCTCAAACACCTGCATCACGGCCTCGCGGTCGGGTATCGTCAGGCCCTGCGCCCAGTCCTGACCGATGATGGCCTCCATTTGCCGCACGCGCTGATCGGCGGCCGTATGATCCATAGGTGATATTGTAGCCGTTGATCCGTCAGCCTGCAAGGCCGACTTCCACGCGCCGAACGCATCATCCAGCCCTGGGTTGCTGCCTCCGTCCAGCCAGTCCTTCAGCTCGCGTGCGCAGCCCTCCAGGTCTTTGGACGATACGGCATACTGTGAGCACAGGCACATCGCATGGGGCAGGGGCACCTTGTCGATCGGCCAGTTTCCCGCGCCAAGCCCTTCATCGTGCGCGGCGTAATCGTCGCACACGTCCGCGCCAAACGGCAGGATTTGACGCTCGTAATGGTTGGGGGACAGCGCCCAGTGGATCGCCTTGGCGAAGTAGTTCGCGGCTGCTGCTTCCTTCATCGCGATGTGGTAGGCGTGGTTGATCGACGTGCGGGCCAGACGCTGCGAATTCTTCTCGACGGATGTCCAGCGGTCGGACAGCCACGCGGGCAGGTCGGGGTATACCTTGCGCCAGTCCATATCCTCCCGCGCGCCGGGGTTTACATACGCCTCCAGCTCCTTGGCCAGCTGATAGGCGCTTTTCTTTTGGGCGATGCCTTGGCGGAGGATTTCATCAATCCCGCCCTGCAAGCGCCCACCGTGCGACCAAATGCGGGAGGATAGGCGTTTGCCGTCAAGGTACGCCTGCCCCGTCACGACGGCGCGCAGCGCCTCGTCGCTCGTCCTAGTCATCACGGAGCGGAACGCATCGCCGCCGTTCTGGCTGCCGGTTGCGCGCTGGAGCACTCGCCCCAGCCAATCCGCGTGCGCGCCGCCCGGCAGCTGCGCCGCTTGGCCGGACGCGCCGATGACAGCCGTTAAAACGTCGCCGTTCAGCTGTTGAACGCGTTCGGACAGGGATGCGGCCATGTCGCGCTGCCAGCGCTCGGTCAGGCTGCCGTGCCGCTGGGAATTCGCCAGCGCGGTCATATCCTTGGACGCCCGGCTGTAGATGCCCGCGATCTCCCGGTCGGTGTCGCCGATGGTCTGGAGCAGTTCCTTGCGGGCCTGATCCTGGCTGCGGGTGAATTCGTCAGCCATTGCGGATCACTTCCGTAACGTCCGCTTCGGACGCCTCCGTTTCAGTTACCGCCTTTTGCTCGTTTTTAGGCGGCGCGGCGGCCAGCTCGTCGCGGATCGCCCCGGCATAGGCATCTTCCAGCAGCGCCTGCTCCTGTTTGATCTGTGCCAGCTCGCCGTCCGCATCCCCGCCAGGCTGCCACTTTTGGATGTAGCTGCTGCGGCTGCGCACCTGGTGCCGCACCTCGGCCATGTCGTTCAGGCGCTCGTCCTCGTCGCTGTCCGGGATCGGGTACAGGTGGTCGATCGTGATGTTGTAGGGGATTTCAGGCAGGGCGGCCGCACCATACGTCCGCGCCATCTTGATCAGCATTTCCACCATCCAGCGCAGCGCATCGTCCCAGCCCTCGGCCCACTTCTCCTCGCACCGCGCGATCAGGTCGCGGTAGATGGCGTCGATGCCCTTCCCGCTTTGGGCCAGGCCCTTCAGCTGCTCCAGGCTGATGTTCGGGATGGACAGCAGTTCGTACATGTCGTTCTTCGTGCGGTTCAGGCGGTTTTCGATCCTGCCATCATAATTAAAGTCGCTTTCGATGATGCCCATCTCGGCGGTTCTTCCGGTCTGGCTCGGATCGGATGCCAGGTCGGCCAGCGCGCCGGGCGCGATCACCAGGGCCTTGACGCTTTCGGCCGTCGCGTCCCTGACGTAGCGCATTGGGAACATATTGAAGCGCAGGGCGTCGGCATCGTCGCTGTTCAGCTTGTTGTAGGTGGCTTGGTTGTCCAGCAGCAGCTCCACGTCGCTTTCGCCTTCAAGGTCGCCGGTCAGGCCGTCGTTGATGATCACCCGGCAGGGGATGCTGTCCAGCCCCGTGTCGTGGTGCTCGTATACAATATTGACCGGCCGCCCGTTTCCGTCAAACAGCCCCTCGTCCAGGTAACAGCGCCCGTTCTCCAGCTCATACCGCTGCCGCCATATACGCTGCTTTTCGTGGTCGTATTCCTCCGCGCCGGTGTCTACCTGATAGAAGAATATGATCTTGCGCAGGCTGCTGGTATCGTCCTCGATTGTGTCGAAAACGAATTCCTGGGCGGGGCGGAAGTCGATGCGCAGCGGGGTGTCCCTGCCGCCGCTGATCTTCATGGCCACGCGCTTGCCGATGAAGCAATCGCGGGCGGCCTGGATCAGCTTGCGCTGCCAGCTGGTGCCGTTCAGCACGCCGGTGAGCCACTTTTCAATCTCGGCGGCCGCGTCGGCGTCCTCGCTTTGCTCCGGCACCAGCTTGATCTCGGGCGCGCGGGATACCATGAACCGCGCCTCGGCCTTGATCAGCTTCTTGATCAGGTTGGTGATCGTGCGGTTTGGCGTATACTCCAGGTCACCGGCCACCGGCCAGGATTGCCCGGTGCCGTCGTATATGTCGTACAGCCGGTTAATCTTCGTGATCTGATCGACCACGCGATTGCCGAACAGCACGCCCAACTCGTCCTTGATCCAGCTCTTATGGATCAGCAGCATTTACCGCCGCCCCCTTCCGCTGAAGAATTTTTGCCGCATGGATGCGCCGCGCTGGATGACCTCGGCCATGCCGGTGCTGGCGTCCGGGGCGTCATCGTGCGCATTCTTGCCTTTGCGCTGATGGTTGCGCATGGCGTTATAGTACATGGGCCAGCGGGTGGCCCAGTCTGTCGGCATGTAGATGTGCGTCTGCACAAAGGCGCTTTCCGTCAGGATGCGCGCCTCTTTGTTCTGACGCTGGGGCACCCATATGATCGTGGTGCGCCGCCAGTTGTACCGCTGCCACAGGATGCGCTCGACGGCGCGGGCGAAGCCCCTGCCGCCGTTGTTGCTTTCGATGTAGCACTCGTCGGCGGCATTTTGGTACAGCATCCGGGCGACGGCCAGCTCCGTGGCCTCCATCGGCTCGTCCGTGTACAGGGCGTCGCGCATGTAGCCCTCGCCGTCGATCCGGTTGGCGACCAGGGCGCACAGGTAGTCGGCACCGGTGTCCGCCGTGTCCACATACGCTGTCACATGCTTGACGGGCGGCTTGCCGTCCAGGCCGACCTCCGGCAGCTTGTCGTAGGTCACAAACCCAGCGTAGAGCCTGCCCTTGGCGTCGATCGGGGTGTTTTGATAGTTGGCCTCGAATATCTCCGGGCTGGTGAGCTTTTTCTTGGCTTGGTAGCTCTCGAAGGACAGGAGGTCAGGGCACAGCATGGTGCCCTCTTTTTCGTCGAGGCAGGCTTTGTGGTTCAGGACGTGCCATTTGCCCGGCTCCGCATCGAGGACGCGGCCCACCAGGTCGCGGGTGTTCCACCGCGTCATGATGATGATGATGATGCCGCCCTCCTCGACGCGGGACAGCAGCGTGTTGGTGTAATACTCCCACTGATCGGACAGCACCGTGTCGTTGTTGGCTTCAATGTGGTTTTTGATCGGATCGTCAATGATCAGCTTATTGCAGCCCACGCCGGTGATCGTGCCGCCCATGCCAGCGCCCAAAAAGGAGAAATAACTGCCCTCCAGGCTCCACATTTGCGCCGCCGCGTCGCCGTAGCGTATTTTGACGCCCGGAAACACGTCGGCGAAGATCGTGAACTTGGGGTCGATTTTCGTGGCGTCTATTCCATCCCGCACGCCCTTGCTGAAGCGCGAGGAAAGGGTTTCGTTATACGACACGTTTATGATCCGGTTTTCCGCGTTCTTGCCAAAGGCCCACTGATTGAATAGGGTCATTGTGTAGCTTTTGCCGTGGCGCGGTGGTTCGCTGATGGCCAGCCGCTTGCACACGCTCCCATCGGGCGCGACCAGCTTCCCCTCATCAAGCGCTTGCAGCGTGTCGGCCAATTCTTTGAGGTGGTGGCGTTCGTCGCGGAAGAATCGCGGGTTTATCAGCTTGCAGTAGTCCCAAAAGTTTTCCCTTGCCGCGATGATTTTGCCGCTGCTGTACCCCTCGGGCAGCACTTTTTCCAGGATATTGCGTGCCACAGTTTTCCACCTCCCTTCGATAGGCTGCGTGCGCGACAGAAAGGCCCGTTAAACGCGTTTGACGCGCGCGCCCCTCCTGTTGCCCGTCTGCGCCGGGAAACGGCGACAGCGGCTACCAGGGGCGCAAAAAATACCGCCCCCTTTCCTGGGTGCGGTAGTGCGGGCGAAAACGCGTCAAGCAGACGCGCTTCGCCATTCGCTTCCGCTCGTTTGCGGTGCGATTTCGCCCGGCTATGATCGTCCCGTTGAACGCGTGCGGAGCGAATCACGCGCCGCGTTGCTTAGGGCTGGATTTGAATGGATACCGTTGCGTGGTACTGGTGGTCGAGCATGGAAACCGCGATGGTGGCGCGGCCGTTGCGCGCGTCCACCGACACGATCTTGGGGGATAGGGTACGCAGCGGGCCGCTGGTGATTTCGCTGCGGCCGCCGCAGCGGGCCGCCTTGGCAGGCTTCATGGTTTCGCCGTGGGCGGACAGCGCCAGCATGATCCGCATTTGCTCGTCCGGGATGGTGTCCGGGTGCCCGCCGCCCAGCCATCGGATCACCCCAGGCGTCGCCTTGACCGCGTAGTACGCGCCCGGCGTCAGCTCTAGGTTTACCAGCACATACCCAGGCACATAGATGTGCAGGCGCTCCTTCAGCCTCCCGCCGCGCCTCTCCAGGCGCATCTCCATGGGTACGATCGCCGTAATGCCCAGGCCGCGCACCGCCGTCAGCACGTCCAACTCGGCCCCCGTGAGAACGTGTAGGGCGTGCCAGCTTTTCATCTGCCTACGCCCCCCTGATCGGCAGCCACACGCTGCCGTGATTCCTGTACTTTCCGCTGGATTGCCGCCAGCGTGTCGGGATCGTTCACCAGCTCGGCCCGCAGCTGCTGGAGCACCAGCTCGGTGGCCTTCTCGATCTCGCCCTGCCGCTGCTGGGCGTACCGCCCTTCGTACACGTGGGTGCGCAGCAGCCTGGAGATTTGGTCGCCCGCGTCCTTCAGCTCAATGGTGCCGTACTCGTCATCGCCAGCTTCCACCACCCGGCGCATGAGGTTTTGCAGGTAGATGGTGCTGGCCACCTTGGCGATGTCCATCTCCTGGTTCTCCTCGATCAGCCTGGCGTACTCCTGCGCCTGTTCCCTGATCTCCCGCAGCCGTTGGGCCAGCTTGCCGTTGCGCTGGGCATACCGCCCCACGGAGGATTTGCTGATGTTGTACCCTTGCTGTGCCAGCCAGGCGGATATAGCCACATAGCCGTTACTGGTGTCGGCCAGTAACTCGTCAACCTCTGCGCGCACGTCCTCTGGCAGTTCATCGACCAGGCAGCGCACGCGGGTACGGGTGCGCTTCTCGCTCATGGCTTAAAAAATGATTCCGGGATCGTCCGGGATGCTGTTCTCCATCAGGTCAATGCCGTGCGCGCGCAGCTCGATCACGCCATTGGCCAGCGGCTTCAGTTCCGGCTCCTCGGGCACGGTGACGGCGATGTATTGCTTGTCCTCCAGGTACTTTACGATACCCGGCAGCTCATGGGGCCGCGCCTTGCCTGCGTCGGCCAGAATCCGCTCCATGACCGTGTACGCCACGCCGGTGGGGTAGCTCTCGTCCAGCAGCCCAAGCACAGCGCCCCGCGCCTTCTTGCGCCTGGTGATCTCCAGGGCCGTGTCATTCTTCACTGCGTCTGCCTCCTCCATTGATCAAAATGTCCGTTATCTTATCCAGCTTGCGCGCGATGTCGCTGCTGGTGCGGAGCCAGTCCTCGCGCAGGGTGTACATGGTCGGCATTTCTTGCAGGGTCTTGTTCAGCCGATCCTCCACGCGCTCCATGCGCAGCTCGGTCTTTTGATGCCGCGAATCGTTGTCGGCGCGGAAGCGTTCAAGCTCTTTGAGGATTTTCTCCTCGCTCTTGCGCTGCTGCTCCTCCAGCCGCTTGGCGGCTTCCTCGTGCCGGGCGTCGATTTGGGTCAGCGTCCGTTTGGCGAAAAAACCGATCAGGCCGACAGCCGTAACGACCAGCAGATTGATCCCCCATTGCAGCCATTCGCTCATGTCGGCCTCCTGTGCAGGTATAAAAAAATTCAACCGTGGTTGTATCCACGGTTGAATTGTATAGAGTTTCCAAAGCGTCAAAAATCCGTCACATGACGTTTATTTACCCGTTCCTTCATCAAAAAGGCTGATCTGGTTGGGCAGGCAGCCTCTGACGATCCTGGTCACCGTGGATTCGCTGATCCCGTGCTGGATGGCCAGGCGGGCGACCTTGACGCCTCGACGGTACGCGTTGCGGATTTCCCGGTTCCTGATCACCCGGTTGTACACCTCGTCGTTCTTGGGGACGTAGGTGTTCGCGCCGCCGTAGTGGTCACATAAGGCCAGGATGTCCTGCACGCCCAGGACTTCAAGAAACTTGCGGTGCGAATCTGTCAGGTCATCCTCCGTCACCTCATTGTACCAATCTTGCATTTGATCACCTCCCAGGCCGTCGTGCTCTACCGCTTGTTAGCTATGCCGATCAGGCCGGTGTGCCCGTCGCGATAAACCCGATCGTCTATGTCGATCATTTCGTACAGGCCGCTGCCGACTTCCCACCATTCGGCGCGCGGTTTGCCGTCCTTGTCGATCCCGTAAACCTTGATCTTCCACGCGGCGGGGTACGTGACCGATCGGATCGTCGTGCCGTCATCGTTGGTCGTGCTGGTTATGTCGGTAGATGCGGCCTGATAGGTTTTATCCACCACGACGCCCTCGGCCAGCTTCGGAATTGATCCGATGACCACCGCGCCGATCAGGACGATCACCACGACGATGAAGGCTACCGCCAGAATGAGAATTCCCTTTTCCTTCACGTATTCAATCATGGCAGCCTACGCTTTCCGCTTGCGCTCGCCGCGCCCGCCGTCCAGCATCTTCTTCAGGGCCTCGATGACCGGCCCGGCCTGCGCGGCCGTCAGCCACCGGGGATCGCCAGCGCCGAATCTGGAGGTCAGGAAGCCGCGCAGCCGCTTCGGATCGTCGCCCCATCCCAGCTCTCTAGCCAAGGCGAATATCTTGCCCTGCTGGGCCACGGTGGCCCGGTCGGCCGCGTCCTTGGACGGCTGGCCAGCCAGCGCCTGAAGCCGGTCAATGATCCGCTTGCCTTCGTAGCTCGTCAGCTCCTTGATGCTTTCCTTGCCGGTCTGGCCGCTCACCATGCCGTGGAGTGCGTCATTGTCATGCGCATTTGCGCCGTGCTGATCTCGTTCATGTGCCCGCCTCCTCGCTTAACGTCTATATGGCTGTTCCAGCTCGTCCAGCCTCACCTTCAGCAGCCGGTAAAGCCGATTCAGCAGGTCGTTCGCTTCCTCGTACCTGGCGCTGGCCTCCGCGTACTCGTCGGAGAATGGGCCGTGCCGCTCCTCCGCCTTCTCCATGGCCTTCCTGGCCGCCTTCGTGGCGCTCGCCAGCCCGCCGATCAGGCCGCGCACGGCCTTGATCCTTCCCTTGGCCATCGGTGGAATTCTGACTTTGATCATTTTCCCTTCCTCCCGATCAGCGCCAGCGCGATGATCGTCGCGCAGATCATAGCGCAGATAATAACCCCGTTGCTCACGTTCGCTGCCTCCCGTATGTTCGCTTTCCGTGTCACTTTTCGTCAAGGTGTTCCTTGTCGATCTCGTACCAAAAGGCGTCTTTCACGTCCAGCCGCGCGCCCACATCCGCGATTTCCTTCTCCGGGTACTTCTTCAGCGCGTCCTTGTCGATGGCCTCCGGCTTGACGAGGACGCAATCGTGCATACCGCGCGCCCGGAGGCGGATAACGATCTCCGCCAGCTTGGCGGCCGCGCGGGGGAGGATGACCTTGGAGCTTTTCCTGTAGCCGACCGTGCCAAAGTATAGGGTCTTGCTTTTGCGGTCGCCCAGGTCATCCCGATGCGTGTCCGCAAAGGCGGCCACCTGCGCCTCGATCCGGGCTTTCTGCTCCAGCAGCGTCCGGGATGCCTCGGCGGCGGTTGCCTTGGCGGCGTCGATCTTCTGCTGCATTTCAATCTCGATCTTTTGCACGTCCCGATCGATCCCGCCGATGGTGGCCAGCGCGCCGGAAACGTCGTTCCAGCTTAAAAGCACGTCCGTGTCAACCCTCTTGCGTGCCATGTGATTCCTCCTGTTCTACAATGTCGTATACCAGCACAGCCCTGACGTTCGACCAGTCAACATATACCAGGAAGGCGGCCGTCTGCGGATCGGTGACGCGCAGCCCCCTGATCTTGCGCCCAGGGCCTGTCAGCACCTTGGGCGATTCGGTAACCTGAAGGCTGATTTCCCGCTCGGGGAAAAGGATGCAGACTTTTTTCATTTCCCAGCCCTCCCGCGCGGCTTCTCGTCCGCCCGCTTTGTGCTCTTGGCATACGCCGCCGCCGTGATTTCCCGCGTTTCGGTCGTGCCAAGAAGTTTTCCGTATTCATCCGCTGCGGCCCGGTCTGCGGGGGTGTTGATGTCCACCTCGATCGCGGCCGTCAATACGTCGCCTTTGAAGTCCTTCCCTTGAAAGTAGCGCATACGCGTTTCCATGTTGCCCTCCTTACTTAAACAGCACCTTGTACTGGCTGGCCTCCTTGATGATCGCCCCGGTGATCAGGCCGCCCTCGGCCAGCTCCAGGCAGATGCGCAAGACCTCGAAGGCGTTGCCCATGCCCCCGTGCTTGTGGTCGGTAGCCATCCGCACCAGCACCTGCGCGGCGTCCTGCGTCATCTGGTATTCGCCCAGGATCGCGGACATCTCGTCCACGCCGATGCCGCTGGTCACGCCCTGCCAGCAGCGGCGGTACAGCTGCGCGCAGTTGTCGCGGCCGGTGCCCCTGGTCAGAACGGCCTCCAGGCCCTCGGTGCCGCACAGCACGATCGGGATGCCGATGGCGTCCCATATCTCGCGCAGCACTTCCAGCTTCTTGACGTTCCAGGACTTCAAGAATTCGGCTTCATCCAGCAGCAGCATGGCGTTTGAGCCGACCAGCGCCCGGATCAGCTGCTGCTGGCGGCGGAACTGGCTGCCGGATACCGCCACGTTGAACGCCTCGGCGATCATGTCCAGCAGGTCGCCCATGTGCATCAGCGCCCAGCATTTCACGTACCGCGCTTCCGGGTTGACTTTGCAATACTCACGCAGGGCGGTGGTCTTGCCGCTTCCGGCCGGGCCGACCAGCGCGCCGATGGCCCTGTGCTGATACACGGCATTCAGCCAGCCGACCAGCTTTTGCATGTCCTGGGTCGGGTAGATGCCCAGCTGCGCCTTGCCCGTGGCCATCCGCATCTGATGCGGCGCGGCGGGCATCTGGTCGGGCTGCTCCAGGGCGGCCTCGGCGATCGCCCCGCCCTTGGAGGCCAGCCACCCCTCCAGCTTGGCCAGCTTGGCGGTGTTCATGGCCACGCCGTGGTTGGCCAGCTGGCTGATGGCGGTGCGGCTCACGCCCGTTTCCGTTTCGATCTGCTTGTAAGTGATCCCGTTCTGCTGGCACCGCTTCAGGCTCTCCCTGATCTGCGTGGTGTTCATGCGTCCATCAGTCTGCATCGCGCTTCCTCCTTTGCCGTAGCATCATCGTCGCGGCTCCGCCGCCTTCAAGTATTGCGAGAAACCGCTCGGCGTCGTTCCGATTCGCGCCGTCCCGCAGCCCGTCCGCATAGCCGTTTTCCCAGGCAGATTCCCGCACGCGCTGCGTGGACGCGGTGACGCGCTCCTGGTTCAGCTCCGTGCGCAGCTCCCAAACCTCGGACATGAGCCGCCTCTGCTCCCGGCGCTCGCCTTCCATCTCGCGCGCTGCGCGTAGGCGCTCGCGCCTCACCAGCTCATTCACGCGCCACTTGTATGCACAGGTAGCGCCTGCTCCGATGGCCGCCCCCAGGACAATGCCCCATATGCTCACGTGGTTCTCCCCCCTTCTTTTGCATGGCCATGAGCGCCGCGCCCCTCGGTGGAGGGGCGGCCCCGGCTTTCACGGGGCTGGGCCTTGCGCCTTTACTGCTTGGTGCAGTTCTCCAACGCCTTCAAAATGGCGTATTTGTAAACGTGCCCGGGAACGTTGGTCGCTTTGGATAGCTCGCGGATCGTCTGATCAACCAGGATCGCGGTTTCCTCGGTAACGGCAGCAGGGTTTCCCTTGAACTGGAGCTTGAAAACCGCTTTCGACTTGTCCACCTCGGCCTTCAGCATCGGCTTCTCCTCCTCGTTTTGATATTGGGCAGGGCTTTGGCCGTCAGGCGTCCAGGATCGGCTTCAGGCGTTCGTATAGCTCGGATTCCATGTATTTCGTCCGGCCCGCCTGGGTCAACTCGGCGTTGAAGCGGGCGATCTCGCAAGCAACTTTTAGCACCTTGGCCACGCCCACATCTTCCAGCGACGGCCGGAAGTCGGTCATTACCCAACCGATCGCCCGAACCATGTACGGATAGGCCATCAGGCCCAGCTCCGCCGAATTGAATTCCTCCCGCGCTTCCTTGATGAACTTCTTCCGGTTCAGCGGCTTCTTTTTGGGCGGGATCACACCCGACGCACGCAGGTCTTTCCTTGCCCGTTCCCGTGCGGCCTTCTCCTTGGCGGTCATCCGCTTGGGCTTCTTGGGTTTGGCCATTTTAATAACCTCCGCCATTGATCGGTTCGTCGAACGGTGCGCCCATCTCGGCGGGGGGAACGGCTTCGTGGGAAATGGTTTCGCCCATGGCGTTGATCATCGGCACCACGATCTCCCGCATCTTTTGCGCCTCCGGCGTCAGGCTGAAGGCGAAGGCCGTGTCGATGTTCGGAATGCTCCATCGTTGCGCCCAGCACCACAGGGCTTTTTCGTCCTCGCAGCCGTTCAGGTCTTTCAAAGCGTCCCCCTCGACGGTCATACGCTCGGCGATCTGCTGGAGGGTTTCGGCGATGTCCAGCGCTTCCAGGTTTTCCTTCCCCATCAACTTCACCAGCAGGTAGTCCCATGTGGATCGTAGGATGTAGTCAGCGCGCCTGGTGCTGTCCCAGCGGTATCCATAGTTGCCCCACGGGGTAAACACGGCCAGTTCGGCCCATTTCTCGGCCGCGTTCCAATATGCGGATAATCTGATCTCATTGCCACCGAAAGAATGCGCTTCATGCTTGAAGCGGGTTTCTCCGACCATATCCTGATAGATTTTATCGCGTTGAATCTCGTTCATTGCGCCGCCTCCTTCCGATCGATCGCCGCCCAGGCTTCCCGCTCCGGGGATCGTAGCCGGTATTGCCGGTTGCCTTGGCGTTCTCGGATGCTGCCGATCACGCCCTGGATACGTTCAAAGTTGTGGATGACGCCCTTGTTCCCGATGCACCAATCCACCAGCGGCTTCAGTTGCTCCATTTCATCCTTGCAGGCCCGCCGTTCCCTGCGGATGCTCCGCATTTCCTTGTACAGGCGCGCCGCTTCAGGCGTGCGCTTCGATTCTCCCAGCTCAATCTCGTGCAGGATGTCCTGCATGGCATCATCTAGCGCCACCACCCTGTCTTGATCGTAGCTGTAGGCCGTCATGGCCCAGTTGAGAAATTTGACCGTTTCCCGGAGCGTCATAACCAGGTCGCGCGGTTGCCGCTGTGTCCCTTCAGCCATGTGCCCCCTCCTCTCTTGTGGCTGTAAGCGCCGCGCCCCTCGGTGGAGGGGCGGCCCCGGCTTTCACGGGGCTGGGCCTTGGGCCGGTCACTCTTGCCTTTCCTTCAGGGCTGGGCAGGCCCTGTCTGTAGCCTCCACGTAGCGGTTCCAGCGTTCACACTTCCCAAAGTCCAGTTCGGCGGGCGTCCAGTGTGCGCAACGGCCGCATCGCTTTTCGGGATTCCTTGACCGGATGAAAGCCCACAGCAGGATCAGCGCATTAAACCCCAGCCAGGCGATGATAACAATCCTCATTTGTACCTCCCTACGCATTCTTGGCCCGCGCAAGCTCCAGCAGTTCCGCGCCCTTGCGGCGGAAGTGGTCGCTGCCTTCGTCCTTGCCAGCCGCCACTTCGTCACGTTCGTTCCGGCGTTTGCGGGCGTTCTCCCGTTCCAGCCACATCCGTTCGTATTCCAGGTTGCTGATGTTGCCCTTGGCGTACTTTACGTCGATCTCGTCCACGTACACATGCCCGCTGCTGCGCTTGCCCGGCAACTTCACGCCCTTGCTGATTAGCCCCTGGCGCAGCTCGCGCTCCTGGATTTTGGGGATGGCCACGTAGCGCTTCAGCTTCTCCTCGTCCTCGCCGACCATTTGAAGTTTCTCCTTCGGGCCAGCTTCGCAGATGAATCGGGCGGGCTTGCCTTTGGCAGGCATGGTGCAAACGGTTAGGCTCTCGACGTGATCACGGTTAAATCGTATCTGTACCCACTCGCCTACGTGCTGTGTCAGCTCGTAATCCCAGTACCAGGAACTTTTGTAACGGATGCCCATCGGGTTTACCATACGCTTGTCGTGATCTTCTTTAGCCAGCGCCAGCATCGACCAGCTGGGCACTTCGTTCCGCGCCTTTGGCAGGTTGGCGTACCGCCAGGCGGGTGTTTGTCCGTCATAGCCTTCGTGTGCCGTTTCGTTGTACATGGGGATCATTTCGTCGCGGAAGCGGGCGAAAAGCTCGTCCATGCTCAAAAGCTCGCCCCGCTCCAGCAGCGCCTTCAGTGTACGGTCGAAGTTCTCCGGGCGGCTTTTGGGGCTATTCCCGCAGTAGCCGGGAATCTCGCGGATAAACCGATCTTCCAGGGTGCGGAACCATCTTTCCACCGGTTTGGCCCAGCCGTGATACTCTTTCGCATGAACCACTTGCACGTCAAACAGGGAGTAAATGCTCTCCGTTCCCACGCCATCCGCGCCCATCGTGGCCATGCGCACCTTCTCGTTCAGGTCGCCCAGGCTGATCTCGATGAACTTGCCACCCTCGAACCGCTCCGCGCGGTAGTCCTTGCCGTTGTCGGTGTACACGTACACCGGCAGGCCACAGATAGGTGAATTCCTTTTTTCCGCCACGGCGCGGGTGAAGGCTTCCATGATCGTCTGGCTATTCGGGCATTCACTCAAACAGTAGCCGACCGGCTCGCCGCTTCCGATGTCGTACCAAAGGGTAACCCACGGTCGGATCGCGCGCCCCTTGGTATCCACTACAAAGCAATCAAATTGATGATGATCACCAAACCAGCACAGGTTTACCTGGTTAGGCTTCTCGCGCTGGTTCTTGAACATAAAAGCCGCTTCCCACACCTTCCGACCTTGGCGCATGTACGCCTTCTCGGCCGGTGTCAGTTGCTCAATGATCCGGTTCACGCTGGTGCGGTTGGAAGGCGGAATCATGCCTTCGCCCGCGCAATCGCAGGCAGGATAGTGTTCCAGCGTTTCGGCGTCCATCGCGGCCCGAGCCTGGCTGCCTTCCCGGAACGGGCAGTTTGCGCACGCCTTCGCGCCTTCGATCTCGGCCTTGTCGCGGGCCATACGGAGTAGTTGCTCCTGGGTGCGCCGGTTCGGCCCCAGGTACTGCTCCCACATGTAGCGGCGCGCTTCCAGGCACATCGTGCGCGGCTGTCCGGCGTCCTTGCGCTCCTTCTTCATTAGCCCCTTCAGGCCGCTTTCGGCGAACTGCTTTTCCCAGCGGTACAGCGTGCGCATCGTGGTGCCGTTCTCGCTGGCCAGCGCGTCCAGACGTTTTTGCACCTGCCCCTCGGCCGATTCGCGGATGCCCTTGGCGATCAGCACCATGCGCTGGGCGCGCAATAATTCGTCAAGCGCCTTCGGGCCGTACTTCTCCCGGTAGGTAACCAGGTCTGCATCCATCACCCGATCGCCCGCTTGCGACTTTCCGGCTTCCTGATAGTAGACCAGTTGAGCCTCCGGGGGAAGCGCGGCTACGGGAATGCGATATGAAATACCGCTATTCCCGCCTCGCCCGGTCGGCTGTTTTTCGGCTGGCAAGGCGGATGACTCAATGTGTTTGCGGACTGCTCGTTCAGTCATGCCCAGCAAGCGCGCCGCAGTACTTGTGTCCACATGTGCCTGCACTTGCTACGCCCCCCTTCTCGCGCCACCGAATCGCGTCGCATTCATACCCAGTGCCGCACAAATCGGAGCAATCCACCGTTCTTCAGACCGATCGCCATACAAGACGGCGCAGATCATTGATTCACTGGCTCCGACCATGGCAGCAAGCTGCTTCTGCTTAATCCCCGTGTCGAGCATTCGCACTTTGACCGCTTTCCCGAACCTGGTTAACTTCCGAGCTTCCCGCATTGCTGTCACCTCACTTTTTCTTGGGGCACCTCTCGGCTCTCCCTTTCTTAAATTCTTAAATATTGGTTCTCACGTCGTTCGCTGTGCGGTATACTGTTATAGGTGTGAATGAATTCGCTCGCCAACCTCATTATACGCGAAAAGATTTACTCTGTCAAGCGAGAATTAAGAATATATTTAATTTTTTAATGGGAGGGTAGCGTATGCCTTTTTCGTCCAACGTTTTCAGTGTTAAGTTCAGTGGATTGTGCCGAAAGAGAGAGCTATCCCCCCGCAAGGCTCTGAAGGAGATTTTTGGGATGGATGGGTCAAATCTGCCCAAATGGAAGAACGGCGAAAGCATACCGAAAGCTGACTTGATCTATGCAGTAGCTGAATACTTTGAAGTCTCCGCTGATTATCTGCTTGGTCGTGAAACTCCTGCAAAATTATCCGCAGTTGATAACTTTTCATCTGACGAATATCAGATCGTCATGTCATTACGTATGGCAAGCCGTAGAACAAGGGGTATTGCATTGGCGTCAATGAACGCTATCATTCAAGCGGCTGGAGAGCAAGGCGAGCAAATAGCTGCTGAAAAGAGAAGCCATGCTGATGGGTCAGATGATGACCAACTCTGACATATTACGCGTGAATTTATTCGCTTTTTGCAGTTCCGCAATCAAGACTATCGATTAACAGACAAATTTATCCGCATATAATAGGAAGATAAATAAATTTACACCAGTTCCGCAATGGTTCCCCAATGCGCCACACTTCGCGGCAAACGCACCGATGTAATTCGAGCGCTTAAATGTCCTATTAGCGCATCTTGAAGTGTGCTGTTTTTGGGGTATAAAAATAGGAAGCGATTTATTTCATCTTCCCGCCTGACGCGCGTTAAAACGCGTTCAACGCATTCGCTTTTACGAATTCCAAAAACAAAAAAAGGCGGTCACCCGCCCTCTCTGCGTCATGGTCGTGACGCCGTATCCGCACGCTGCCTGTTTGCTCTGCTCGCCGTTTCGCGGGCTATTTTTTTCTCCTTCCGCCCTGCGCACATTCATTTCGCCAGCCCTTCCAGCATCGCCCTGGATGCCCCTATGCGCCCCATAAAGGCCGTGGTTTCAAGGCTTTCATCCCCTTGGTGCCTGCTGCTCGTTCAAGCCCGCCCGTTCCTCCTGATGCCCCTCTGCGGCCCTCCCAATCCCACCGTTTCCCGTCAGTTCCCGGCCTTTCCCACCCCTAGAAGGTGTGACACCGTATGTGATCCGTTACAGCCACTGGCGGAAATCGGTGGTTCGTCCCTTTCCGAGAAAGCAATAAAGGGATTC